CTTGCTGACAATTCAGTTACCTTTGAGTTCAATCAAGATTTTGCAACATCTGCGCCTGAAGTAACAATTAACGCAGTTGGTTCATCACTTGTTGGAACAAATGTAACTTGTGTTGTGAAGCCAACATCAGCAGCAGTTGGTGCAAGCAACCCTAGTTACACATTTTCAGCCGTTGTTGCGGAATGGCAAGCCCTTTCAGGCGCCGTTGGAGAGCTAAGTTCTATAAGTGCGACCTGGCCTATCTCAGGCGTAATCACGAAGGCGGTTTAATAGATGCCACGCTTAGTTTTAACAAATGCCTATGTGGTATTCGCAAGCAATGACATCTCTCAATATGTGACCTCAATTTCGTTATCAACGAGCTATGATGTTATTGACACCACAGGAATCTCAACTACAGGAGCAGCTCGCACTCGCGTTGCTGGCCTTGCTGATAACTCAATCACAATCGAGTTCAATCAAGATTATGCAGACAATGCACTTGAAGAACTAATCAATGGCACAACAACAACAAACGGCAGCGTTGGTTTAGTTGTGGCAATGGAGATTCGCCCAGTTAACACAACAGTCAGCGCAAGCAATCCAAAATTTAGTTTTAACGCGCTTGTGGCCGAATGGCAACCGGTATCAGGCGCCGTGGGCGAACTGGCCACGGTTTCGGCAACTTGGCCGATCTCAGGTCAAATTACAAAATCAATTACACCGTAAGCAACTAAGGGGGAAAAGATGGATGGATTAGCAGTCAAGGTAAAAACAATTGATGGTGTTGAAAAATCATACAAATTAACACCACGCATAATTGTTGCGTTTGAACAAAACTTTGGTGCAGGTATGCCAAAGTTGCTAGGCGAGCAACAAAAGGTTGAGCATATTTATTGGTTGGCTTGGAAATGTCAACAAATTGATGCGCAAACTAATGGTGGAACACCAGTAAAACTTTTTGGCCCAGAGTATTTAGATTCAATTGTTAGCGCCGAATTGGATGCTGATAGTTCTTTCGAGTCCACCGCAACAGCCTAATTTTTACGGTTGCTGCGGTGGCCTGCGAGACGGGTATTTCACCCAATGAGTTACTTGATGCCCCTGATGGTATTTTTGAAGCAATGACAATTTACTTAAAGGAACGAGCTAAATCTAATGGCTGATCAAGTAATTGTTCTGAATGGCGTTAAAGAAACGCTTACTGCATTAAAAGAATTTGACAAAGATGCAGTCAGGCGTTTTAACAAAGTTATTAACAGTGAACTTGCAGGCGCTGAAAAAGATGCCAAAGGTTTAATTAGCGAGGACCCACCGATGAGTGGTTGGCGTAAGGCAGATGCTGCCAAAGGCCGCACTCGCGGTGGTGCTGGTTGGCCAGGTTGGAACGCCGGCGAAATCAAAAGCAAGATTACAAAATCAAAAGCCGAAGGCAAGGTTCGAGGCGATTACACCACAAGTGCAGGCGCTTTACTTAACAAGTCTGCAGCGGGTTCAATCTTTGAAGTTGCTGGCCGTAAAACTAAAGCTGGCACTGGTGGCGGTAGTTCTGCACAATTTCTGCGTACTTTGGGCAACAGATTTGGTAAGGCATCGCGTGTAGTATGGCGTGTTGTTGATAAAGATAAAGCTAGAATTGAAAAAAATGTTGAGCAGGCTCTTAATGATGCCAAGGCTCAATTACAGGCACACTTAAACAAAGAGCGAGGGTAACAAATGGCAGTTGGCGCAATTGTAGCTCGCATCCTCACCCAGTATTCAGACAAAGGCTCAAAGGCTGCTCAAAAAGACATTGCCAAACTTGGCAAAAACATTGATTCTTTCGCTAAGAAATCTACAAAAGCATTTGGTTTAGCAGCAGCAGCATCTGCAGCGTTCGCAATCAAAATTGGCAAGGATGCCGTTCAAGCTGCTATTGCAGATCAAAAGTCACAGGTGCTTCTTGCGAATTCTTTGCGCAACACTGCAGATGCTAGTGATGCCGCAATTGCCGGGGTAGAAAATTATGTGACCGCGCTTCAAAAGCAATTCTCAGTTGTTGATGATGATTTAAGGCCAGCGATGGCTAGATTGACTGCCGCTACTGGGTCAATTGCTGCGGCGCAATCTTTGATGCAAACCGCGTTAGATGTTAGCGCCTCATCGGGTGCCAATTTAGAGGCATCAGTAAGCGCAATTATTAAAGCTACATCAGGGCAGTTCAAAGGCTTAAAGCAACTTGTGCCTGGTTTGAGTAACGCAACCATAAAATCTAAAGACTTCGCAAAGGCTCTTGCGGAAGTAAATAAAGAAACAAGCGGAGCAGCAGCCAAACGCGCTGGAACACTTGAGTTTCGCTTGGCAGGGTTAAGAATAGCCTTTGGCGAAATCTTGGAAACTCTAGGCTATGCACTTTTGCCAGTTCTCGAAAAATTTGCAACTACTGTAACTACAAAGATTTTGCCCGCGCTTGATAATTTTGTGCGAACAAATCAAACTAAACTTGTTGCTTCATTTACTTTAGCCGCAAATGCTGCGCTTCTTTTGCTAAATGTTTCCATTAGTTTTAGCAATTGGATTGTAAACAATATGGGCTTAGTTCAAACTATGGCAGTTCTTATTGCTGGAATGTTTGTTGTTGGTCGCATCTCAGCATTTATTGTTATGTTAGGCACACTTACAAGCGCAATGGCGCTTTTGCGAACCACAGCCGCTGGTGCTGCGGTTGCCACAGCCTTTGCCACTGGCGGTGTCAGCGTTGGAACTGCCGTAACTGCTCTTGCTGGTCTAGCCGCACTTGGACTTACTACCAAGAATCTTTTTGATATGGCTAATGGTAAAGCTCCTGCAAAAGGCAGCAGCGGTGGTTCATCATCAATGCTTAACCCTTACGGCAGAACACCTGGTTCCTCTGCTGGCGTTGGCTCAACAATTGGTGGCACTGATGCGCTTTCAGCGTTTCTAACTGCTCTTAACAAGAACACAGTTGCTACAAATAAAAACACAAAATCAGTTATGGATATTGCTACTGAAAATGCGATGAAGGAACTTGCCAACCGACAAAAGGCGCTTTCAGGTGGTTCTTCAATCGCACTTGGTGGCGCAGGTAGCAAGATTTATGGCGCCCGCACCGATCAGGGCGTTGTAAATGTCACCGTGAATACACCCGCAGTTATTGGTTCGCCCGATGCACTTATTCAAGTTGTTCAAGAAGGTCTTGAGGCTTCTAGCCACCGAAACGGTGGTTTTGGTATTGGTCGCCTTCCCGTCAGGGCAATACTCTAATGCCAGCATTTGATGGAGTAACCTCACCAAGCATTGCGGTTCAGTTTCTCAAAAGCGGAACTTGGACCTCAGCTACAATCAGTGATGTTATTCAAATTGATTTTCGCCGTGGTCGTGAACGCGCAGATTTGCGCGATGAGGCAGGCTTTGCCAGCATTATATTTAACAACACAAGTGGCATTTATGACCCTGACAACACAAGCGTTTCAAGTCCGTGGGTTGTTGGCGGTGTAAGCATCCTTCGTGATGGTTTGCAAATGCGGATTGTTGCAACTTGGAATTTAGTAGATTATCAATTGTTTAACGGCTTCCTTGAAAACAACTTTACAAATCAAGGTTACTTGCCAAATGTAACAATGACTTTCTACGATGGCATTGGCTACATTGCCGATGCGTTCGCGCCAGCACTAGCCACTGCGGCTAATTCAGAAACGGCAGCGGTTCGAGTCGGCAGAATGTTAGACATTGCTGGTTGGACAACCGCCAATGGATTTTCACGCTCATTATCAGGTTCAGTTGTTATGCTCGCCACGACTCAAAATCGTGGGTGTATGCAAGCAATTACAGAGTGCGTTGATTCTATTTCAGGGCGTTTCTATATTTCCAAATCAGGCGTAGCAACATTGGTGCCGCTATCTGACAAATTTAGCCGCCCAACTCAATTGCTTTTTAGCGATTCAAACGCATCTAACACGGTTTCCTACCAAAATTTATTCACAAACCCAGGCACAAAATATGTTGTGAATCAAGCTATTATTATGCGTGGTGATAATAACCAAATTACATCAACATATAATCCGAGTGTTACCGCCTATGGTGTAGTGAAAAAAGAGATATTTGCGCCAGTCAATACCGATACAAATGCAACAAATCTAGCTTTATATGAATCACGCAAACTTGCCACACCTGATACCTATGTTGAGCGTATTGAGTTCAACGGCCTTGTTGTGGCTAAAAATGGCTTGCTCTACCCAGACTTCTTATCAACAGAGTTAGCCGATCAGGTAAGCGTTCAACGCACAACCTATGATGGCCGATCTTTACAATGGAACCTTGTGGTTGAGGGTATGAAGCACACGATCACTCAAAACAATTGGATTGTTTCATTTAACACATCCGACATTAACCCTTACAGCATTACAATCTAGGGGGAACAATGCCACTTTGCCCGCAAATTACTAACACGCCAATCACAGTTACACAAACTGCAGATTTTACGGTTTCAAGCGTTTTGCCAGTAGTTTCTGCAACAACAACACAGGTTAGAGCTGCTCAATCAACCGCAGCATCTGCGCAGGCAACTGCGACTATCGCACAAGCCGAAGCGGCAACTGCTATCTCAAATGCTAACACCGCTATTGATAACGCGGCAACTGCAAATGCCACGGCGATTGCTGCCAACACCGCTGCGGGAGTAGCGCAAACAACCGCCGATGGTAAGAACAAAGTTACCTATTCAACATCAGTGCCAGGAACAACGGCAAACGCAATTGGCGATATTTGGTATCAATATGGAACAACAAGCCCAAAT